CTGGGGGCTTCGGCCCCCTTATGCTTTTATAAAAGCATAACACGGGGCCGCAGGCCCGCAGGGCGCAGGGCGCAGGCCCGCAGGCTACATAAAATAAAACTTGTAACCAGCGCACAATCTGTTATTCTAACAACGTTCAATTAGAAAGGAAACTGAACCATGAAAAGCGCAATCATCTACAACGGGCCTAGCCTCTTGGATGGTCAACCAATTGTAGTTATCGCTACATACTCAAACCGCAACAAAAAAACGGGGCACGTCGTGCAAACCTATATCTTGCGGTCAGATATTAACCCACTAGAAGCAAGCAAAACGGGCGCGGATTATTCTATCTGCGGCGACTGTACCATGCGCGGCGAAGTTACGACGGACCCGCAACGCAAGCAAGCCAAGGGCAGGCGCTGTTATGTTAACCTAGGGCAGGGCGTTCTAATCGTTTTCAAAGCATTCTTGCGCGGCGTTTATCAAGAGGGCGACCCGCGCACCATGGGCCGGGGACGGTTCGTGCGCGTCGGGACGTATGGCGACCCGGGCGCGGTCCCGTCCCGGGTTTGGGATGAACTGCTGAGTGAAGCGGACACTTGGACCGCATATTCACATCAAAGCGGATGGCGTCCCGACATCGCGATGCAATCCGCGGACGATTACGCGCAAGCACTAGCGCATTGGAAGAATGGGCATCGCACGTTCCGAGTGATCGCGGATCTAGGCGACCTAGACCGCGCTAACGAGGCGCTATGCCCTGCATCAAAAGAGGCTGGACGCCGCGCACAATGCACAGCCTGCAAACTGTGCCGCGGATCCAGCAAAGCAAAATCAATTGCGATAGTAGAACACTAGGACAGAGGGCCACGGCCCTCTTTTCTTTTGCCCTAGCGCATAGTACCATGGCGCTAGGGCGCAGGCCGCAGGGCCGCAGGCACACGCGCCTCTAAAATAGGGCGCAGGTCCTCAAACAGATGCGCAGGGCCGCAGGTCCGCAGGACACAGGGCGCAGAGCACCCTTTTTCCAGCACCTCGGGCCCCTGATCTCCCCCAAATAAAACTATATCACTCTCCTTGGCCCTCTTTACCAAGAAGAAACTCGACCCTCCGCGAGCGAAATATGCCATGTGCCACGCGATTTGATGAGGCGAGATATTTACCCGCGTACCTTTGCTTACCTTGAGTTCCAGCCAGAACGGAAGGCCGTCCCACACTAGATGCACATCAGGCACACCGCCCCCGTGCTTGTTCTCAATCCTCGTCGCGAAGCAATTCTTGGGCAGGTTCGACCTGATCGATTGCCAGAAGTTCGCCTCTGGTCCCTTGCTCATCTGGTGTGATATCCTTTGCTGTACCATCGATCACAAAGGCTTGAGGATACTGCTTCTGCAACGCTGCCAAACGTGCAGTGATCTCATCCCTTGACATCTGATCTATGGAGTTGATTTGTTCCCGCCTATCGACAGTCAGTCCACCCAAAGCAGAGCGGATCTTTTCTGCGTTGATAGCTGCGGAGAATTGACCTGCGTCCTCTGCGCCAAGAGACAGTTGATGCAGCCGTTCGAGTTGTCCGATGGTGGTCACACCATAGCGCCGTTCTCGTTCGGCTCGGAGTTCCTGCACATATTCCAGAACGTGTGGGTAGTCCCGACCATTCAACAACACTGACGCCTGCTTGGATGCTACATCATGGGAGTATCCTGCTTTCCTTGCACATTCAGCGTTGGAGTAAATGCCTTCTACAATATGCCTAGCAAATGTTTTCTGGCGGTTTGTTAGCTGTCTACCATTGCTTTTTTCTACTGCTGCCATGTCTTCCTCGTTGTGCCTTGCCAACAATTTATACCAAGCAATTGTGTTTGACAACTTTCCTATATAGGGGGTTTTTTCCAGAGAAGTGTATCCAAGTGTGACCGTTTGTATCCAGCCTTGGGCTGTACGAGGCATATAAATAAGGCTGGGATACGTTTGGATACGGTGGATACGGTAAATTCGGATGAAAAAAAAAAAAAAATAAAAAATCTCTGGAGATGGCGCTATAGTGTAACTCAGGTCCGAGAACCAAGTATCTTGACAACTGCACCGATATGCTATAACTTGCATGTGTTCAACAAGTAACTAAGGAAGGAAATAGTTATGTCTACTTTTACATTTACATGGCGCGAGGAAGAGGACGGTGATTTTTTCACTGTTGAGATCCGTGCGTCTGACAAGGATGCCGCGCATTCCAAGTGGTTGGATTATTGTGACGGGTATTGGGACACTGACGACTTGGTGTATTACGAGTGCATCGAGGGTACGAAAGACGATGTGAAGTTGCCTATAGATTATCAGGCGGGTCGTGAAGAGGCGAGGGCTGATATGTTGGTTGAAGGTTTTGATATTCACACGGCGCTAAGATCTTTTGAAGAGGATCCTGCGGACACCCCGTTTCAAGAGGGTTACTTGCGCGAGTTAGAGGAGGCGGTGTCGGGTCATGCCTAATCATTGTTATCAAGAAGTTTCGATCATAGGTCCATGGCCCATTGTTTCTAGGCTGCATGAGTGTGCTGTGGTTAGTGCCCCCGAGGACCGTAGGTTTTGTGACGTTGTGATACCGATACCTTTGTCTGAGGTAAACAATTGGTATGACTGGTGCATTCAAAACTGGGGCACGAAGTGGGATGTTCATTGGGTTGAAGTGGTTGACGAGTATGAAAAGTCGGGTGACCTTGCCTCGTTTACATTCAGGTGTTGTACTGCGTGGGCACCCCCTGTCCCTGTGTGGGATCGTTTGGTTCAGGAGTTGGATTGTATCGTGACGGCGGACTACCATGATGAAGGTGGTTTGTTTGAGGGCAGATACAACTGTTGTAATGACGAGCGTTGGAAGCCAGAGGAGGTGCACTGATGATTCGGGATATTGAGATACGGGCCGAGCGTCCATCTTTGGAGGAGGCTCAGGCTATTGTTGGTGGTTTAATTGAGATTGTGATCGACGACGGTGAAGTGCAGTTGATCGTAAACGAGGAGGGGTTGTTGTTGGGTTTGCCATTTAATGAAACGGCTAGTCGCATAACTGGTCGGCATATTGTGGGCCCTGCATTACTGCTTGCTGGGGATGCGAGGTTAGACTGATGAAAGAGCTTAACGGTTGGTACGAAAGTGATCATGGTGCGCTTCTAATCGAGATGCCTGCTAAGACGTTATTGAACGCGGTTGTGAAGATGCGTGAGATGGATGCGGACTTTGGTCACACTGACATGGAAGTAAACTGGGGCGACGAATGCGTGACCCAAATAATCTATACATTACTAGAGGAGAAAAGAAATGTTTAAGAAACTAAAAGAACGGTTGAAGCGTGGGCGCACGGCTCAAGGTAAGATGACGCGTAAGCAAATGATCCTTGCGGAGTTGAGCCGAGGTGTGGGGACCGCGAGACAGGTAGCTGACCGCACTGGTTTGAAGTTGAGTATTGTTCGGGTGAACATGTCTGCCCTGCACAAGAGTGGTTTGATCAAGGACACTGGTATTGATGCTGGGTCTGAGAATGTTTGGGAGGTTGTTGAGTAGGATGCCTTATTTATTTTTAGAACCGATAACGAATATCGGGGTGTATCAGGATCAGGATTGTATGGAAGACAACCCGACGATCCATGCATTGGACAACGACATATCCTCGTACAGTGCATCTGTTATGCGTGACCATTTTGACACGGCTGAAAAGACAGCAAATTTGTGGGGGCAGGCAGGCAACTTGGTTATGTGTGTGCAGACGCCCAATGGGTGGAAGGATTTGGACAACTACAACGACATCACAGATGAACCGTCTGACCTGCGCACGTTTCATGTTCGTGTGACACAGGTCAACGACTTTTTTATCCAAGCGGAAGATGCAAAGGATGCCAGACGACAGGCTACGGAGGATTACATTTGGGACGAGAACCAACACCATCCCAACAGATACCATGCGGACATCGACGTGGAGGAAATAGATGGTTGAGTATTTCACGGCGCTGGTATTGGCGTATGAAGTTCAGGGGACCGAGATTGAGACGTTGGTTTGGTTTCAAAGCGAGGACCACTGTCAACTTGCCATGGACCGTGGGGTCGCGGATCCTTTGTACGACGAACTGTATTCTTTGTACGGCAACGACATTGCGATGTCGTGTGAGGTATCGGGCATTGCGTCTAGAGTTGTGCGGCCCAAGGCGAGACCAGAGGTGGAACATGGGTGATGCAGAGTTAAGCATGTTTCAACAGGCGCAACTGCGGTGGCTCAAGCAGCAGGTTGATGCATTGCAAGAGGAGCGGTATCGCCGTGATGCGCGTCCCAATGTGCAGCGTGAGTTGTTCGCTGCGCGTGAGGAGTTGGATACCTATGTCAAGAACCTTCGGGCCACAGGGAAGCAGATATGAAAAGGTGGGCCAATTATAAATGGAACGTAAATATGAAAAGATGGACAGAACAAGACAAAGAATGGCAGGGTTACAAGCGTAAGCTGGCGAACGGCATGAAGGTGACTTTGCCTGACAACCCTTGGGATAAAAACAAAGAGGTGGACACACAAGATGGATCCAAGAGTAACGTACATACCGACAAGGATTAAGGAACTGTCGCGGGAAATTGACGACATCGAGTGGGAGAATCACCGAGATCCGAGGATCGAGGGCCTTATCAACGAACTTAACTATCTAAAGAAACAAGAAGAAGAAGGAATAATTTATGAGCCAAACTTTTAAGACGCGTAAGAAGTTTCAATCGGAACAGATGGAGGTTCTGGTTGAGGAACTGACGTATTCGGACAGTGCGTTTGGATCTAACGAGGAAGGCGACGGCGTATTCTTTAACCAGAGGCTTGTTCAAGCCATGGATCTAGAGGTTGGCGACGAGGTAACGGCGCATTGCATACCGAACTATCCGGACAAGCGGGACGAGATACCGTGGCGCTGCATTCGGATTACGAACGACGATTAGGTTGCATGTTGTGCTCCAGTAGTGTAAAAGCAAACAACAAATGGGGGACAAGCCATGGCACGAAAGAAGATGAAAGAAAAAGACAAGCAGCAATTTCAGAACGTTGGCTTGATCAAAGAGGACCACGACTTGCTACGCAAGCTAGCGCAGTCAGAACAGAGGTCCATGGCCCGACAACTATCGGTCTTGATTAGAAAAGCTGTTGCGGAAATGAATGCAGCATAGTATGATAACAACACTGCTCAATGGGACACGCCTGTGGCCTGCTGAAACTCACAGACTAGCCCCGCTTCGGCGGGGTTATTTTTTTGCCTCGTTGAACTTACCTTTTTTGCCAGCGATCTGGTAATCTTTTTCTTTAGAGTACCCTCGGATCTGCGTGACGTTGTGGCGTTTCATATCTTTGAGGAAGGCGGCGGCGATGTCGGGAGAGAGCCCAGTCAATTCGTTAAGCTCTCTCGTTGCGCTGTTCAGATTAGTCCAGCCTTTTTTGTAATCGCATATTGCTTCGATTACTTCCTCGTGGGATTTAGGTTTAGCCATTGTTTAGCCTCTTCTCCTAGCACCAAAGCACCGATGTCGATCTTTGACCGTAATGCTTTGACAATGCGCTCATCGATTGTGCCCTCGGAGATCAGATCGATGTACGTCACGTTGTTCTTTTGTCCGATCCGGTGTGCACGGTCCTCTGATTGGATGCGTGTTTCCAGATTGAAGTCATTGGCATAGTACACCACGAGGTTTGCTTCGGTCAACGTGAGGCCGTAGCCAGCGGTGGCTGGATTGCCTACAAAATATTTCAGGGGGTGGCTTGGATCTTGGAACTGCTGGACGATGCGGTTGCGTTCGTCGTCGGATGTATCCCCGAAGTATGCAGCGGCACTACCTTCCCCGAACTTTTTGTTGAGCATGGCAGTGATCTCTTTGATGTCGTGTCGGAAGCGCGACCAGACGATTGCCTTGCCGTCATGTTCTTCGATGATCTCTTCTAGCGCATCCATACGCGAAGACTTAAACGTCAGGATGTCACCGTCATCTGTCTTGACATGCCCAGACATGATCTGTTGTAGCCTGAGTAGCTGGGTAATTACAGCGGGGGTCGAGACTAGATCACCATTGTCGAGCAGGATCAGTGCCTGCTGCTTGATCTGGTTGTACATCTTGATCTGTTCGTCGGTCAGCGTAACGTACCGAGCGGTGTAGATTTTCTCGGGCAGATCGAGGCAGTCTTTCTTGAGCACCCGAAACGAAAACTGATCTATCTTGTGGGTCAGTTCGTCTAGGTTCTTGAAGCCCAGCAACTGTTGGAACGAGTGAGATCCCATGGTGCGGCGTTGCATTACTGCGTACCGACCTTGGAATGCGTAGTAACTTTCGAACCCCAACAACCCAGATCGCAGGAACTCACACTGCGAATAAATATCCATCGGACTTTTTGTTATTGGAGAGCCTGTCAACAGTCTTTTGTACTTGAAGTTGGCGGCAATTTTCATAAGATTCTTAGTGCGCTTGGCCTTATGATTCTTGATCGTGGTTGACTCATCAATGGCGATCAGACCATTAGAGCCTAGCGCACGAGCCATCCATTGCCCAGACGCATTACCTTTGGGGGAAGAAAAAGCCTCGACGTTCATAACAAAGATTGTCAGGCCATCGAACTTGTCTTTAACAGAACGCATTTCTGCTAGTTGTTTTTTGTTTGGCGCGGCGACCCACCGTATGACACGGTGCGGTACATCATCGGACATATGCTCGGGTATTTCTTTGGCAACCCAGTTGCGATACACACCCTTTGGTGCGATGACCAAGGCAAAGTCGATCAGGCCAGACAGGTACAACATACCCATGTTGTCGATCAAAACTTTTGACTTCCCTGTTCCCATCTCCATGAACAAGCCGAACTCGATGCGGTCCCACCCAGTATCAAGTGCGTCCGCCTGATGATTAAAAGGCGGCAATTTATATTTGTAGTTGACAACCATCATATACCTCCACTATTGTCTACTGTACGGATAGCACGAGGCTACCGGATAAATCAACCCTGAAGAGGAAAAACTTATGAGTGACATATTTGAAGACTTGTATGACGAAGAAGAGGCCCTGTCCTCTGTCGATACTGGAACCGGAAAACAACTTAGTCAACTGGTTCGATCACTCCGCGAAGTTGAAGCAAAGATCAGCGAAGCGGAAGACTACATTAAAACTTTAAAGCAGGAGAAGCACAAGCTCTCGGTTGAAAACATCCCGTCCTTGATGGATGAGATGGGGGTCGAGCGTCTTGATGTCGATGGTTCTGTCGTCGAGCGAAAGATGATTGTGTCTGCTTCAATACCCGTTGCCAATAAAGATGCCGCGTTCGAGTGGCTGCGCGACAACGGGCTGGACGATATAATAAAGAACGATATCACGGTGTCGTTTGGCAAGGGTGAAGACAACGTAGCAGGGGATGTAGTGGGCCTGTTACAAGAACGAGGCTTTGACCCGAAGACCAAGACCCACGTCCACCCATCCACACTCAAAGCGTTTATTAAAGAGCGCGTGACGGATGGTAAACCAATCGACCTCGATCTATTCGGGGCGTTCATTGCAAATACTGCACAGATTCGGAGGAAGTAACATGGGTGCCGTAGCTAAAAAGAAAAATGCAGAGTTAAGCACAGATGTCATGGACGACATCATGGGATTTGCTGGCGAGGGTGCGACCTTTGACAGTAGCGAAATGCAGATACCGTTTGTTCGTATCTTGCAGGCCATGTCCCCGCAACTCAAGAAGCGTGAAGCTGAGTATATTGAGGGTTCCGAAGAGGGTGACATGTTCAACAACGTCACCATGGAACTCTTTGTCGGGGAAGAGGGCGTCAACATCCTGCCTTGCTATCAGACCACCAAGTATCTGGAGTTCGTCCCGAGAGAACAAGGCGGCGGATACCAAGGTGAGATACCTGTCAGTGACCCTGTGCTGCAACAAACCAAGCGTGATGGGTCCAGAGAAATCTTGCCTAACGGAAACGAGTTGGTCAAATCAGATCAACACTTCTGTTTGATTGTGGGAGAGGACGGCATCACACAACCTGTTGTCGTTGACATGAAGTCAACTCAGCTAAAGGTCAGCCGTCAATGGAAGACCAAGATCGCCATGCAAAAGATCAAGCACCCGAAGACTGGGCAGATGATCTTGCCTCCGCTGTTCGCAACACAGTGGAAACTGACCACGGTTCAAGACAGCAATGACCGAGGTTCATGGTTCAACTACAAAGTAGACAAGGTTGGTTTGGTCCAAGACCGCGACCTTTTGCTCGAAGCCAAAGCCTTCCGCGATAGTATCGCTGCGGGTGAAGTGAAAGCTGCACCAGAGGAAGGGGCCTCCACCCCCAAGTCTCCGGTAAAGGACGATGAGATCCCGTTCTAGCAGCCTCGGGGGACGGGTACTGAGGCCGTCCCCCAATTTCACTTGGGAGCAGTAAATGTCACAATCAAAGAAACTGCTTGCCGCGTTTGTCGGGGCTAAGAATGCTCATGGCACAACGACTGTCGGACGTACCAGTCGAAAGGGCAAGGCAGAAAGTCAAAGTAAGATTATACGCGAGCCGTTGACCGAGAAGCTAGTGCAGTCTCATATCGACGGTGAGCATGGGGTTGGTGCTATACCGATCAACGAGGACAACCAATGTAAGTTTGGTGCCATCGACGTAGATGTCTACGATCTGAACCAGAAAGAGTTGCAGGACAAGATCCAGAAGCTGGGTCTTCCGTTGTTGCAGTGTCGGTCTAAGTCTGGTGGGGCGCACCTTTACTTGTTTCTGAAAGAGTGGGAACAGGCGGCGGTGGTACGAGAATACCTGACCGAGATGTCAATCATGCTGGGCCACAGTGGTGTGGAGATATTCCCCAAGCAAGACACGATCATCGTTGAGAGAGGTGACGTGGGCAACTTTATCAACATGCCCTACTTCAACGCCGAAATGCCGCAGCGATTTTGTTATGACAAGGATGGCGAGGCCATGGAACTGGATGAGTTCCTTACAGCGATTGACAACAACCGTGTCGAGTTGTCTGATCTGGAGGCCATACGATCCGCCACGCAAGTGCGTAAACATTTCTCGGACGGGCCACCATGCATCCGCAACATTTTCTCGGACGGTCCACAGAGTGAGCCGCGGAACAAGCTGCTGTTTTTTATCGGAGTGTATTGCAAGAAGAAGTTTCCAGACGCGTGGCAAAATTCATTGGAGGAATATAATCGGACTTTGTTTTCTCCACCGCTGCCATCGACAGAAGTTATGACCGTGATCAAGCAGCATGAGAAAAAGGATTGGAGCTACACTTGCAAGGATGAACCGTTCAAGTCGTACTGCGACCCATCTCTCTGCGTGTTAGCAAAGCATGGGATCAGCGACGATGCGCCCGATGCGCCACAGGTGGGCGGCTTGACAATCATGTTGTCAGAACCGAGGCTATACTTCATGGACGTGAATGGGTTTCGCATTCAGTTGAGCACGGAACAGCTACAGAACCAGACGCTTTGGCAACGTGCTTGCATGGAGCAATGCAACTTCATGCCCCCCACTACCAAGCCTGACAAGTGGCGGAAGGTGGTCAATGGTGCGATGAGCCAAGCGACATACATCGACGTGCCGTATGAAGAAACAATAGCTGGTCAGTTCAAAGAGCATTTGTATTCGTATTGCACAAGCCACATTCGGGCGATGGCACCAGAGGAGATAGACATGGGTAAGCCGTGGACTGATGACGGGGTGACCAAGTTTAAGCTGGAAGGTTTGCTGGAGTATCTACACCACCGTAGATTTGTGTCTCAGACCCGAGCGCAAATCATTCAGATGATACGAGACTTGGGTGGGGATAACGGATCCCAACACATTACACGAAAGAGCGGGAAGAGAACCACGGTTCGATGCTGGTGGGTTCCTGCGTTTGAAGATGACGAGGTAGAGTTGCCCGTACAGGAGATTAACAATGACATCCCATTCTAACAGACTGCTTCGGGTAGGAGAGGTTGCCGATCTACTGGGAGTATCGCGGTCCTACGTCTACAAGCTGGCGCAAATGACAGATGATTTTCCAAAGCCCATTGTCCTTGGGTCCGATGACAACCGACGCTCGGCATCACGCTGGGTGCTGACGGAGATTGAGGATTGGGTCAACAGCAGGCCGCGGGGGAAAGACTATGATACCTAAAGCGGAGTTGATCCTTGGGCCCCCGGGGACAGGCAAGACATACTTCCTAATCCAGCAGATCAAACGAGCGTTGGAGGAGGGAGTTCACCCTTCACGGATTGGTGTGATATCGTTCACGAAAAAGGCCATTGAAGAAATGGTAACCAGAGCCTGCGCGGAGTTTAGGTTGGAGCCGAAACACTTTCCCAACATGCGGACCAGCCATTCGTTTGGGTATCACGGTCTGGGTTTGCAAGCTCAAGACGTTATGAACAAAGAAGACTACGACAACATAGGTCAGCAACTCGGTTTAGACTTCGATGGAAAAGTGGATGCCAGTTTGGACGAGGGTATATTGATGCCTAACTTTAAAGCTGGAGAGGGAGCAGACTATCTTCAGATGGTTAATCGAGCGCGGCTGCGCATGGTTAGTCTGGACGTAGAGTTTAACGAGGCTGCGAACAGGGACTTATATTTTCCAAAGTTAGAGCAACTGAACCAACAGATGATCGAGTACAAGATTGCCACGGAGAAGTTTGACTTTGTAGATATGATCGAGAAGTACATCGAGGTCGGAGAGCCGCCCCACCTAGACTACCTGTTCATCGATGAGGCCCAAGATTTCACGCCATTGCAGTGGCACATGGCAGCTAAGATATCGGAACGCTCGGACAAAGTTTACATCGCGGGGGATGATGACCAAGCCATCCACAGGTGGACGGGCGTAGATGTTAAGCTGTTTAACAATAGCTCCGAGAACATCACGGTCTTGCAGCAAAGCTACCGCATTCCAAAGTCGGTGTGGCGAGTGGCGAGAACCATTGCACATAGGATCGAGGACCGTCACCTCAAGATGTTTAAGCCTCGCGAGGAAGAAGGGAAGGTCGAGTATGTTCACCACATGCAGGACATTCCGTTGCACGAGGGTTCGTGGACGCTCATGGCAAGAACGAACTCCATGGTGCGTGACATGGCTAAGTATATACGGCGCTCGGGCTTCAAGTATTCTGTGAAAGGGAGGCCAAGCATATCTCTTGAACTGGTAGCTAACCTGCAAACATGGGACGATCTGTGTGCCGACAGGGAAGTGGGCGTACAAAGGATCAAGGATCTATACGAGGCCGTTCCAAAGCAGGGGAAGAACAAGGTTGTAAAGCGCAACAGTAGGCAGATGCTGGATCTGTTACCGCCCGATGCGACGTTAGACATGGAGATTTTGCAACTTCAATACGGGTTAGTGGTTGGCGCAGAGACGAGTGCGTATGATGTTATGCGTGTGTCCCCCGAGGATCGTGATTACATCGATGCGATGGAGAGAAGAGGTGACGACTTGATGTCCGAGCCTCGTATAAAATTGTCCACCTTCCATGCTATGAAGGGAGGAGAGGACGATAACGTTGTGGTTTACACTGCCTCTACGAAAGCAGCGTTCCAGAGCGAACACCAAGACGACGAGCACAGGGTGTTTTACGTTGGCGTCACGCGAGCACGACACAACCTGTGGATCTTACAAACCGATAACAAATACAGGTATACGATATGACAAATGAGCAAGAGCGCTTTGACTTTATCGAAGCTGAAATTGAAAGAGCCTATATCCATGCGAACGACGATTGGAAACAGGAATACTACGACAACGCCGCCAAGTATCTGTCCGAACATGAGTTTTTTGAGGGAGGAAAAATCTGTGCGTTTTGTAGGTCACAAGGGATGCAAGATCCTCACCACCATAATGTTTGGGGGGCCATGATGGCATCTCTCCGCAAGCTAGGATGGGTTGAAAAGGTGGGGATGGTACGTCCTACTACACGCCACACACACATTGACAAGGTGTGTCAATGGAAAAGTAATCTGTTTCAGGGACAATGATATGAACTGTTGGCATTGCGCAACTAAATTGATTTGGGGTGGCGACCACGACATGGAAGATGACGAGGAGTTTTCAATGGAAACTAATCTGTCATGCCCTGAGTGTGGAAGCTATGTGTTAGTCTATTATCCAAAGGAGCAGGAAGATGAAGAGAGATAAGGTTTTAGCCGAGGCTAAGAAAACTATAAATGGTCAGAGGGCCAAGGATTACGGTGATGCATACGAGAACTTTACTCGCATTGCTGATGGTTGGAACCTCATAATCAAAGAGGCACAGTGCACCAATGGTTACGTCACCCCGCAACATGTTGCGTTGATGATGGACTGGGTCAAGACGGCTCGGTTGCTGAACGATCTTAGCCACGAAGACTCTTGGGTAGACAAGGCTGGGTATTCGGCACTGGGTGCGGAGTGCGGAGATCGTGAGAGCGAAATACAAAAACGATTGAAGTTGTTTATGGGGAATAAAAATGAGTGATCCCGAGAAAAGTATTAGTGCGTCTTTGCTGGCAAAGTATGATCGCAGCAAGCCTCTGGATAACTTGTTCGGTAGCGCTTTACACCACCAGATCAAGAACGAGTTGGACTTGATCGATGCGGACTGGAACATCCCACCCGAGTATCCTGATCTTACAGGGTACAGTGAAGTGGCTGTGGATCTGGAAACCTATGACCCCAACATCAAAACCTTGGGCCCGGGATGGGCGCGGAAGGATGGGCACATCATTGGCATTGCGGTAGCCGCAGGGGAATACAAAGGATACTTCCCGATCCGCCATGAAAACGCTCACAACCTAGACCCCAAGTTCACCTTGCGCTGGCTCAAGAAGCAGATGTCCGTGCCCGAGATGAATGTGATCATGCACAACGCAACCTACGATGCGGGTTGGATGAGGGCCGAGGGCATAGAGATCAAGGGTCGGATCATCGACACGATGATTACTGGTGCACTGGTTGACGAGAACCGTTGGTCCTTTGGCCTTGATGCTATGGCTCGGGACTATGTGTCCTTGCGTAAGAACGAGCGGTTGCTACAGGCGGCGGCGAAAGAGTGGGGCGTGGATCCCAAGTCCGGTATGTACAAGCTGCCCCCTAAATATGTCGGGGCCTATGCCGAGCAGGATGCCGTGGCTACGCTCAAACTATGGCAAGCCTTGAAGATCAAGCTGGAGGAAGATGAACTCTGGCACATCTGGGATATCGAGACAGCCTTGATACCATGCCTGTTGGACATGCGCAGCAACGGTGTGCGCGTCGATCTGGACAAAGCCGAGATCAACAAGAAGCAGATCAAAGAACAGACATCCCTGCTACGGGATTACATCCACAGGGAAGCGGGGATGGAAGTGGACATCTGGGCATCGGCATCGATCCAGAAGATGTTCGACAAGATGGGTATGGAATACCTTACCACGGAGAAGGGTGCGCCATCGTTCACCAAGTCATTCTTGAACGACCACCCCGCCAAAGTCTGTAAGGCTCTGGTCAAACTGCGTGAGCTAGACAAGGCCGACGCTACCTTTATAGATAGCATCCTGCGCCACGAGCACAACGGACGCATCCATACGGAACTGCACTCGACACGCCGAGACGAAGGTGGGACTGTGACTGGGAGATTTTCGTCGTCCAACCCTAACCTCCAGCAAATTCCTGCCCGAGATCCCGACATCAAGAAGATGATCCGCGGATTGTTTATACCAGAAGAGGGTATGCAGTGGGGATCGTTTGACTATTCGAGCCAAGAACCGAGGCTCTTGGTTCACTTTGCTGCAAGCGTACCGTCTTCAATCCGTAGCCATGTCGTGGACGATGTGGTCGAGGAGTTCAATAGAGGGGACGTTGACCTGCACCAGATGGTTGCCGATTTGGCAGGCATCACACGCAAGCAAGCGAAGACCGTGAACCTTGGGATCATGTACGGCATGGGGGTAGCCAAGCTGGCAGACCAGTTGGGTATTGCTACACAAGAAGCCAAGGATCTAATCTCTCGTCACCGCAGTAGGGTTCCTTTTGTTAAGCAGCTTGCGGACATGGCAACCAAGCAGGCGGACAAGAACGGTCAGATACGCACTCTGCTGGGCCGTAAGTGCAGGTTTCCACTTTGGGAGCCCACTAAGTTCGGAGTAGGCAAACCCCTATCTCACGACGAAGCACAGAAGGAGTACGGCAAAGACATCAAACGAGCCTTCACATACAAGGCGCTCAACCGTTTGATCCAAGGGTCAGCCGCCGACCAAACCAAGAAAGCCATGCTTGATTGCTACAACGAGGGACTTACCCCTATGCTCACGGTACACGATGAGCTATGCTTTAACATAGAAAGTGAAGGTCAGGCAGCTAAGATAAAGGAGATCATGGAGACAGGCATATCGCTCAAAGTTCCATCTAAAATCGACGTAGACATTAAAACGGATTGGGGAGAAATAGAATGATCGATCCAGACATGCCAACACTAGGACTGAAAGACATGCATCGTATGCAGGTACAAGCCCTTATGGAGTTCGTAGGCGAAGCCCTTAACTTAGCAGCGCTGACCAACGACGAAGATATACTACGCGAGACCGAAGAAAGCGCCGACGAACTGGTTCGGATGTTTGGTGGGAATGGCGTTAAGGTAACTATTGAGACGCTGTAGCAATCTCCATGTTTCGGGCGACATCGATTGGGTTGTCGCCCAGCAACGTTGGACTTACCGAAGCTGTGCGGACAGGACCTGTCGGAACTTGGAGTGATCCTTCTTGTTGTAGCGGAGGCAAAATCTTATAACGTGGTTCTTTTGCGGGGGGCAAAATCTTATAACGTGGTTCTTGTTCCGTGGGTAAGGGTTGATCAAACGAACGGTCGATGTCCCGTAGCGTTACATCATCAATGTAGTCATATGGAATTAGATCGATTGTATCATTACGAGCCATCTCACCTAAAACACTTTTGCCTATTTTATACGGGACGTAAATGCCTGCAATCAACTCTTTAGCGCCACCAACCCCAGCTTCTTTTAATACGCGGAGGATATCCTCGTCCTCCATGCCAAACTTTTTTACATCTTCTACGACTTGATAGAAATCTCGATGTGCTCTGAACTTAGCTTCATTGGCATCGTCATACGCATCAATAAGCATGTCTCGTGTTACGTTTGGACGACGAGCTATAGAGTTAAATATATTAGCAGAATTTTCGCGCCTTTGGGAAAACTCATAGCCTTTATACCTCAAGGAAGTAGATGCTTGAGAGTCTGACTCCGTGATACCAGAGAAAGCACGAGCAAGTTCCTGAGACAGATCTCGCACCCGGTGCATACGATCTTTCTCGCTGATGCCCAGTGTTTCGTTTAAATCCAAACCGTTGATAAACCCACGGGCAAAACGACTTGGCTCTATAACGCCGCCACTTTCATCTATGGGGATGAACGCAGGCAAAAGCGTATCAGCAAGGTGAGCAAACGACTTGGCGGCTTTGTCCCCTGCGTTGTCTTCTGGGCTGTAGATCTTTGCACCCGTAATTGTTTTGCCGCCCCGAGTGCCAATAAGCTGAGACCCATACTTTAACAAAGGTATATCACTATCGGCCTCTGGGAGAACATCTCTCATCGCTGCCAGTGCTATTGATTCTGTTAAAAATGGATCAAAAAGCTCCTCTAAAGAAGAACCCGCGGCCTCAAACACAATCTGCGTTGTTGACTTACCGTCCCGCATACCTCGTTCGTAGGTATTTATGGCTGCAATCGTGGTGCGCTCAAGCATGTCGTATGGGTTCGAGTAGCTGTAGTTGATGTACTTTGGTGTGCCGTCCTCGTGGCGACCAACCGGAACCAGACGTGCGTTCTTCTCCCACGGTGTAGCAAGAGAATCTTGGTACGCGTCCATCTCTTCTTTGGAGACGCCTGAAACTTTATACCCCAATGAAGATACGCCTGCTGGCAATGTACCGAATGTGGTCAGTGCGCCTGTCAAACGACGCAGCCCAATCTTCTGAATCTCTACGTTGGGGTCTGCCAACTCATCTATGCCACGGGCAATCGTGTTGACCCCTGTCCGTATGATCTCGTAAGGGAAAGCAATGAAGTTACCCACTGGAGCACGGCGCAATGCACGGATAGCCTCGGGTGCGAGGTTATAGTTTGGCACTGTGTTGCGAACAATACGGGCGGCTTCCTCTCGGATAAACGCATCGGTGTCCATAGGCTTGCCGGACTTA